TTCATTAGATCAATTTGGGTATAGATTTTTTTGTCGATATGCCTCCTTTCTTTAGAGTTGTGGATAAAAAGTTTCTTTATTTTTAAATACTGAAGCTCTTTTCTCTGGTTTTGGTTCAAACAAGTCTTTTGGCCCATCTAGCTCTTTAGCTAGAGAGTCCTTTACGAGTGTCATAAGTGATGTGTGTTTTTTATCTGCAAAATTAAATTCGTGTTTAATTCTCTTCACAAGGAAAACTCCCTGATAGAACCTATCGTTTTTAGGATTATCAGCTGTTTTAATGGAAGCAACGTGAGGTATATCAAGTATCACAACATCTCCAGCATTGATAGAGGTATTACCGTGTGTAACTATATTTAGTAAAAGTCCTTTGTCTAACTGATTCATCGTAGAAACTCTTTCTTGTATAGAGTTCTGTGGATCAGGTGCTGCATAAGGTTCTGTACCGTCTACAGTTGTATTATTAGTATCTGTCTCACCTTGTGAGATTGAAGTTAAAAATGTTCTACTTGGAAAATCTGAGCTTCTAGAACCGTCCTTCTCTATGGATACATCACTAAAAATAGGAAATTGTTTTTTACCATGATAACTTGTGATATGTCTCTCTTTAGAAAAGTGATCAAAATAATTATATTGATATTCGTTAAATGTTTTACTGTAGATGTTATGTACGATAAGTTTTGAACCATAGACGCCTGTAGTAAAATTGAATAAACTATTACTATTCTCTACAATTTCATAAGCAAGGATAGCACCTAGTTGTGTCTCAATATTAACAATTCCTTTATTCACCTGACTGCCAGGCACGTAGGATGTGTATGTTTGAGCAACAGGTTGAGCATACATACTTGCTAAAGTTCTAAAATGGTAACCCTTAAATGTTTCAAAGAACATATAACTAGGAGATAAGTTTTCAGCTAAACTTGATGTTGACTGTTTTAGTGCCATTGATATTACATCAAATGGGGATATGTTTGGAGCAACAATTCTCTTAACACCATTCGTTGGCTCTATAAAAATTTGTTTCTGACAATTAACCCTCTTTAGCATATCCTCAACAATATCGGAATATGTTCCGTTTAGAGATTCATTAACTCTTGTTCTTTGATTTTTTACCAACTCTGAAGTTGTAAAGGTTAACAGATAAACCGACACATTATTACCAGCTTCTTCTCTATTTTGTACAGAATTTATGATGAAAACATTTTTGGTGTAATCAATAATATCTTCTTCTGATTTAAGAGAAGGTGTTTGAATTTTTAGTAAAAAGTATTCCTGACCAATGATTGGAGCAAGACCAACAAACCCACCAGAGTCTTGTATCAATACTTCTCCAGACACAGCATTTCGTTGACAATCCTCAAATAAATTGAGTCCAACTATATTTTGTTTTACGTTTATTTCTGTTCCAGATGATGTTATGATTCTTGCTTCTGCTAGACTAAAATCACCTACTTCTCTAATTTCATCAGCCATTATAGTACACTTTCACCCATGAGTCTTTCAAATTCTTCTACAAACTGATCTACGTATGCAGAGTCTAGTAAACGTATACTACGCAATGTATCTTGTCTACTTTCCTCGTATTCACGATTTGTTATGAGTGTAGCATCACCATGACTTGTGTTATCTGAACCAATGTCTATTGTCACTTTGGTATCACCAGAAGTTTGTGTTATCTCATAATGATGTGTACCATCAGGATCACTATACTTGTCATTAATAAAGGCTAGAAACTGCGGTGTGGACAATGGCCACTGATGATACCTATCTGTTATACTATTTACGTACATGATTATCCAGTGTAGATTAGAATCACCATAGAGTTTATCTGCTAACATCTCAGGTGTTTCACCTTCTTTAACATCATATGTATCATATAGTAATGTGTTTGATCTTACCTTTGTTCTTAGAGCAACACGTTTCATTAGATTGGTGACAAGTTTAAGTTCACCGTTACCTACAGAATCATATGGTATAAGGGGAAAATTTGCAAAATACATTATTAGAATCCTTCTTTAATATGATCTTGACTCAACACTTCCAATTCGGTAAATTGTAATGTAATTTTACTTTTCTGTGGAGGCGGACCACTACCAAATTTACTAGATGTTGGTTCATATGCAGTAAAGCGGTCTGCGCCATATTCTACTTCAACACTGTTTAAAAAACACGTTGACACTTTATTAATAAAACTGTTTTCTGAAGCTCTGTACATATATTGTATATCAAATGTGCCTGGAATATCCATCTCTCTTCTGGTAGTTGGATTGGAGTATTTTGGCATCATGTAGAATTTAAAGTGATATATAATGTCTTCTACTATTCGTGCCTCTTGAGCACTTTTAGGTAAAAATGCAAATGTATAACTGAAACTTCTTCTACCAACACCCTCAAACATCATTTCCATTCTTGGAGTAATAACACTTCCACTTGCAAGTTGGGATAGGGCAAGAGCGCCAGGCGCAATAGTGTCTATTGCTGAGTTTGCTAAATTCTTTAAACCTTCTTTTGCTGTAGAACCAGTTAAAGAATCAGTTATTTTTGTTAATGTGTCTGCGGTTCCCGAACCAACTTTAAATGCCTCTATAGCACCAGCACCTAAAGCTGCTAAAGTACCAATTTCTTTATCAGCATATTTAACATTATAGGATACCGATACAGCAGGGGGCATATACAATGCAATAGTTGTTGCAAGTCTTTGAGTAGGAAGTTTCTCTAATACAATTGAACGATTTAGTCTACCACCAGCAGAAGGCACTAAAGCTTCTGCATTTGCTTTTCTGATGCCTGCGTGTTTTTGTGCTCTGATTGTAATTTGTTCTTCATCTTCTTTCCCGTCTGATGATGTAAATGGTCCCTTTGCCAAGTTAGCTTCATCACCTATTTTTTTAGTTGCACTTTCTACACTGTTAGTACCCTTATTCTTTTTAAGCTTGCCTGGAATTCTTTCGTTAATCATAAACATAATATAATGCCCTTGTTGTGGGTCACTATCTACATTTATAGGATATGTTAAGATATTGCTAGAAGTTCCTTTATTTGCACTAAACGTAGAACCAAGTGCAGAATTATTACCTTCTTTGTTTAAACCAGCAATATTTCTAACTGCATTACCACCGGCTTTAACTGCCTGGTTGGCAGCTCCAGCGATTCCTGATCTTACTGCATTACTAATTCCTGTTAATACTGCCATTTTAAGTGTCCTTATAAACTGTTATAAGTATTTATACATGAAGACATACAAAGGTAAATATACTCCAAACAATCCTCGTAAATATACAGGGAACCCATCTAAAGTAATCTATCGCTCTTCATGGGAGCGAAAGTTTATGGTGTATTGTGATACCAGTGACAGCATACTTGAGTGGTGTTCTGAAGAAGTCATTATACCCTATTTATCCCCTTGGGACGGTAAGATGCATCGTTATTTTCCAGACTTCTATATTAAAGTTAAACAGTCAAGTGGTAAGATTAAAAAGTTTATTATAGAAGTTAAACCTAAGAATCAAACTAGACCACCAAAGCCTGTTACCCGAAAGACTAAAAGATTTATAAATGAAGTTAGAACTTGGGGTATAAATGAAGCAAAGTGGAAATCTGCAAAAAATTGGTGTGACCATAATGACATGGAATTTAAGATACTTACGGAAGTTGAGTTGGGTATACGTTTTTAGAATGTGGTTGATAAAAACATTGAATATTCAAATATTAGATTTGTCTCATAAATAAATTCATGAAAGATATAGAATTTAATGTAAAAATAGCAAGTACAGGAGATACATTTCTTGTACCTATAGGCAAAAGTATACTTGATGTATTATATGAAAATAAGATAGGCCATCCTTCTTCATGTAAGGTAGGTATGTGTAGTAAATGTCTCGTTACTTACTTAGAGGGAACGGTAGACCACCGTGATTTACTATCTTCATCAGACATAGATCACAATACACAACTAACAATTTGCCAATCAAGAGCAACATCCCCACTATTAGTGTTAGATATAGATTTAGACACAGAGGATGAATTCTAGTATTTGTCATAGAACTACGTATAAATAATAGTATGGCAAAGAGTAAATATATTCAAAGCGTTTTAGATGATGCTAAAGGTAGACCAAAATCTACTCAATGGTACAAAGATAAGATCAAGGAGTTTGGGCAACCTTCAGCTCAGGACTTGATTCGTGATGGAAAGAGAAACAACAAACCATTTTATGGTAAGTTGAATATGTTTTTATACAATCCAAAATTCAAGAAAAAATTACCTTACTATGATACATTTCCTCTGGTCTTACCCTTGGAAACCTATAATGATGGATTTCTGGGGTTAAATTTACACTACCTCCCAATTCCTTTACGAATAAAATTACTTGATAGATTAGTAGACTATTCTAACAACTCACAGTTTGATGAGAGCACACGATTAATTGTTGATTATAGTAGATTAAAAAAGATAAAATTAATACAACCAACCATACACAAATACTTAGCTAGTCAAGTACAATCTCAGTTTCGTAGAATAGATGCAGATGAGTTTACAGTCGCAACTCTTTTACCAGTGCAAAGATTTAAGAAGGCATCTGCAAAAGAAGTATGGTCTGATTCTAGGAGTATGATCTAATGGCTGAAATTCCTAAATTTTTAGAAGCTGGTGCTTTTGGTGTTATAAATGATATACTTGCTGGATTTCATGATGACAATGGATATGCACAACCAAATAGATATGAAGTTTTAATTTTCCCCCCAGCAAAACTTGGTGGTGGAAATCAAAGTAATATATTTTCTGGTTTGGAAAGACAAAGTGATACTAGAAGTATATCTTTGCGAGCTCAAAGTCTTAATATGCCTGGCAGAAACCTAGCAACAACTGATGACAGCAACGTATACGGCCCGAAAAGAGAAGTTGTAGAGGGTGTTAATTATGCAGAGGAAATATCTATAGATTTTCAAGCAAGTTCACAGTTGTCAGAAAGAGTATTTTTTGAGAATTGGCAAAGACAAGCGTTCAATGAAAAGACTTGGAATATTGGATACTATAATGATTATGTTGGTGAAATACAAATATTTGTTTTAGATAAACAAGATAAAAGAAGATATGGTATCAAACTGTGGGAAGTCTTTCCAAAGACTATAGGTGCAAATCAGTTAGCATATGATGCCAATGATACATTGATGCTAACAAATGTAAGTTTTAGTTTTAGATATTGGACTAGTTTAGATCAAAACCAAAACCCAGACATTAATATTTTTGATAGAATTACGGAAACTGTGATTAGTACAGCAGAGAGAAATATATCTAGGAACATTCCTAGAATACTGAATAGATTATAATAAAGGATGAAAAATTATGGCGTTACCTAAACTTGATGTGCCAGTTTATGAGCTTGAACAACCATCAACTGGCGAAACGATTAAATATAGACCCTTCTTGGTCAGAGAACAAAAAACACTCATGTTGGCTCAAGAGTCTGAAGATGATAAACAAATTAGAGATGCTTTAGCAAGTCTTATATCTAATTGTACTTATGAAAAAGTTGATCCATATAAAGTTCCAATTTTTGATATAGAATTTTTATTTTTAAGAATACGAGGAAAATCTGTAGGCGAAAAAGTTGATTTGAAATTATTGTGTCCAGATGATAATGAAACACTTGTTAATAAAACAATTAATTTAGAAGATATTGGTGTGAACATGAAAGTTGGGCATACTAATGAAGTTGAAATTACAGATAAGATAAAAATGGTTATGAAATATCCTACTCTCAATGAT